ATTAAATGATGAATGTGGAAAAGAATATAAGTGTAATATAAATTTACAAAATTGTGAGGCTAAATCAGGGAAAATAATAACATCTAACAATAATTCAGATAGTAAAGGAGGTATGAAAATTTGTCAAAATCCAAAATTTCAAGACGATATTAAAAATATAATTCAAAAAATGCCTTACTATAAAGATTTAAAATCAAACCTACAAAAAGAAAATCCAACTAAAGAAATTGAAATAGATCCCCTAGGATGTAATGAAACATCAGTAGATGAGAAAATAATAGGAATAACTGATTCTGGTGTATGTAATTGCATTGAAGCTTGGTATGCAAATCCTACAAATACAGAAAGATATATTTCTCCTAAATTAAAGGATTGGTGGAATAATATTCATGATACTTGTCCTACAAGTTATGCTTGGGCTTATCATGAAGATGAACCTATAGATATAAATAATAATATATTTGATAATCCAAAATGGTGTCAAAATATAGCAACTAAAAATAATATATCACCATCAGATAATATACATACAATGGAAAAATTAGAAAGTTCGAATATATTTAAAAAATCATTAGCATTAGCTACACCTCATATATTACTAAACACAATACCTAGAATATTTGTAACTATTGAAGATATCCTTTAAACATACATATGTTCTGGTGGTTTGTCCGTATCACTATTTTTATTTAATAATATATCTAAGTCATCAGATTTAACTTTGTAAGGTATACTGAAATCAGTAATAGTATAATCTAAATCTAGCATAGATTTATCATTGTTATCATCATATAATAATTCATACATATTAACTTTTGAAATGATAGTTTCTAAACATCTTTTTAAGTTTCTTACACCTTCTTCATTATGTGTAAAATTTTCAACAATATTTTGGATAATAATATCATCAAATATGATATTATCAGAATAATTATAAGATTTTAATAATTCTGGCAATAAGTAATCATTTGCGATATGTATTTTTTCATCTGGTTTAAAACCTTTAGTATTTATAACATACATTCTATCTTTTAAAATTTTATCAATTTTATGTTCATCATTAAATGAAAAAATAAATAATGCTTTAGAAAGATCAAAATTGATACCACTAAAATAATTATCTTGAAACTTATCATTTTGACTATTATCTGTAAGATGAGTTAATAAATGAATTATTTCATCACCTTTTTGAGTATCACTTATTTTATCTAATTCATCAAAATAAAAAATAGGGTTCATACATTTTGATTCCATTAATATTTCTACAATTCTACCATATTTAGAACCTTCATATGTATAATGATGTCCATCAAAATAACTACTATCTGATGCACCACCTAAAGCAATAAAATGAAAAGGTCTATCTATTGCTTTAGATATACCTTTTTTAACTAAAGTAGTTTTACCATTGCCCATAGGACCTTGAATTGCTAAAATATTACCATTTGATTCTGGATTTCTTATCCATTTACTTACTAGTTGTAATATATGGTTTTTAGCAGTAGTATGTCCATATATAGCATCATTTAATATATTATTTGTATTTTTTAAAAAATTTCTTTTAATTTCAATAGTATCATCATGCGATACAGGCAATTTACTAAATTTATTGAATGGTATACGTGTCAAAGTATTTATCCATTGTGTAATTTTACTATATTCGCCACTAGTAGTATCTAATGCGTCACATTTATTAATTTCTGATATAGCAATTGATTTTGTATTTGTATCCATTTCTGAAGATAATATTTTAAATTTTAAAGGAATATTATTATCATCATATTTATTGATACATTCTATTTGTGATAATATTTCTTTTTTCTTTTTTGTATCAAGTTTTGTAAAGTAATCTATTTCTAAATTATTATTATTTTTTTTTGTATCTAAAAAATCATCATATTCTAAATCATATTTATCCATTTTATAAATTTCTACTTTTTTATCATTTCCGCTCTCACTATCATTGTCACTGTCATTGTCACTGTCATTGTCACTGTCATTGTCACTGTCATTGTCATTATTTTTATATAATTCATTTAATTTATCATTTGCATTTTGTAATATATATTCTAAGAATATATCACTTAATTTATTTTCTTCATTAATTCTTGTTTTTTTAATACCATTATTCTGATTCATTTTAATTTTTCTTTTATAATTTTTATCTGGATTATTATATTCTACATTATTTATTGATTCTTCAATATCATCATCATCGTCGCTACTATCACTGCTATTAATGATTTTAATTATTTTATTTATTTTATTTTTTGATCTTGTTTTCATAGAATGAATATTAGACATAATATATTTATTATTTATCTTTATTTTTAAATAAATATGGATTAAACATAAAATTTGAAAAAAAAACTTAAAAAAAAGATAAGTTATAATATATATATATATATATGAATGGCAATAATGAACCAGATACTAATAATGTTGTTGGTGTTCAATTTAGTATAATAGGACCAGATGAAATACGTAATAGATCTGTTGTTGAAATTACAAAACATGATACATATGAAAAAGAAATTCCAATAATTAAAGGTATATTTGATCCAAGAATGGGAGTAACTGATATGGGTAAGATATGTAAAACATGTGGTCAAAAAAATATGGATTGTCCGGGTCATTTCGGACATGTTGAATTAGCAAGACCAGTTTATCATTATCATTTTATAAATACATTAGTAAAAGTATTAAAATGTGTATGTTTTAGGTGCAGTAAATTATTAATAGATAAAAATGATATTATAAATCAAAAAATATTTAAATTGGATAATGATCGTAGATTTGATGAAGTATATACTCAATGTCAAAAAGTTGATAGATGTGGTAAAAAAACAGATGATGGTTGTGGATGTTTACAACCAGATAATTATAAAATTGATGGTATTAATGGTATAATGATAAAATGGAAAGGAGATGCTAGCAATGAAGCAAAGACCCAATTAGTTGATATAGAATATATTAAACAATTATTAGAAAATATTACAGATGAGGATAGTAATTTTATAGGTTTTAGTAGTCAATGGTGTAGACCAGAATGGTTGATATGTAGTGTACTACCTGTTCCGCCACCATCAGTTCGTCCATCAGTAAAACAAGATAATTCCCAAAGAATGGATGATGATTTAACGCATAAATTATCAGATATAATAAAAACAAATAATAATTTAAAAAAAACAATTAATTCTGGAAATTCTAAGAAACAAACAGTAGATGATTTAACAAAAGTATTACAATATCATGTAGCAACATTGGTAGACAATGATATATCTGGAATATCACAATCATCTTTAAGATCAGGTAGATCATTAAAATCAATAATGCAAAGATTAAAAGGTAAAGAAGGTCGTATTCGTAATAATTTAATGGGAAAACGTGTAGATTTTTCAGCACGTAGTGTAATTACACCAGATCCAAATATAGAATTAGATGAACTTGGAGTACCTATGGCAATAGCGACAAATTTAACATTTCCAGAAACGGTAAACAATTTTAATATGAAAAAATTAGAAGTATATGTTAAAAATGGTGATAATTTTCCTGGTGTTAAAAGTATCATTAAAAAAGACAGTGGGAAAAAAATTACAATATTTGATGAAAATAAGGATAGTGTAACAATTGAAAATGGTGATATAGTAAACAGGCATTTAATGGATGGAGATTATGTATTATTTAATCGTCAACCATCATTACATAAGATGAGTATGATGGGTCATCGTGTAAGAGTATTATCTGGAAATACATTTCGATTAAATGTATCAGTGACACCACCATATAATGCTGATTTTGATGGTGATGAAATGAATATGCATGTTCCACAAAGTTATGAAACAATGATTGAATTAAAAGAAATAATGAATGTTAATAAGCAAATTATATCACCAAGAGAAAATAAACCTATAATTACAATAGTTCAGGATACATTATTAGGTATTAATAAATTAACAAGAAATATTGATTTAAAATACATAACTAGTAAAAATGATAAAATTGTTGTAATGAATAATACAAATAGTATTCCAATAAAAAATAGTAAAGCAAAAACAGATAAAGCAAAAGTAAGAATGGTTGAAGGCGTATATTTAACACGTATACAAATGATGAATATATTATGTGATTTATCAACATTTGGAAATAAACCATTTCCAGAACCAAGTATAAATGAAAATATAGATAATAAAAATATTATATTATGGAGTGGTAAACAAGTATTTAGTTTTATATTGCCAGAAAATATAAATTTAGAAATGGAAAATGGATTATGTGAAGACAAGAAAGATAAGAAAAATTATGTTAAGATTATTGGAGGAATGTTAGAGCAAGGTGGATTAGATAAAGGATTATTTACAAAAACATCAAAAGGATTAATTCATACAATATTTAATGATTTTGGAGAAATTCGTGCAAAAGATTTTATAGATGATTTACAAAAAATAGTAACATATTTATTATTAATAGAAGGATTTAGTATAGGTATAAGTGATATGTTAGCAGACGATAAAACAAACCGTAAGATCAATCATATAATTAAATCAAAGAATGATGAGATTGAAGAAATGATGAAAGAGTTACATTTAAATATTTTTGAAAATTTTACTGGTGAAACTAATAATGATATATTTGAAAGTAATGTAAATGGTATATTAAATAAAACATTATCAGAGACTGGTAAATTAGGATTAAATAATTTAGAAGAATGTAATCGTGCAATTAATATGATTAATTGTGGTAGTAAAGGAAAAGCAACAAATATTGCTCAAATTGTTGCTTGTTTAGGGCAACAAAATGTAGATGGTAAACGCATACCATATGGTTATGAAGATAGAACTTTACCACATTATTATAAATTTGATGATAGTGCTGAAGCTAGAGGATTTGTAAAAAATTCATTTATTACAGGTCAAACACCACAAGAATATTTCTTTCATGCTATGGGTGGAAGGGAAGGTTTAATTGATACAGCAGTTAAAACATCAGAGACTGGTTATATTCAAAGAAAAATTATTAAAGCAATGGAAGATTTAAAAGTAGGATATGATTTTTCAGTTAGAACAAGTAATAATATAATAGTTCAGTTCGTATATGGAGGTGATGGAATGGATGGTACAAGTATAGAATCGCAATCATTAATACTTACAAAATTAAATACAGAAGGTATAATTGAAATGTTTTATTTTTCAGAAGATTATAATTGGAAATCGGTATTAGAGGGTGATAGTATTGATAGATTAAAAAGTATAAATGAATATCATGAAATATTAGAAAAGAATTTTGTAAATATTGTAAGTATTAATGAATATTTAACAGTAGATATATTCCATTATAATGTTGAAAATAATATTATGTCTCCAGTACATATTCAAAGAATAGTGGAAAATAATACAAATCCGATATTAAATTTAATATCAGATATTACACCAATAGAAATATTAAAAAAAAATGAAATATTAAAAAATTCATTATATGTAACAGAGAATATTAAAAATAATACTATTATAAAAATATTAATTGATATTCATTTACATCCTAAAATATTATTAGAAAAATATCATATTCAATCCGGTGAATATGATCAAATTATAGATATCATTAAATATAAATATTATCAATCTAAAGTTTCTCCAGGAGAAATGGTTGGTGCTTTAGCAGCACAAAGTATTGGCGAACCAGCAACACAAATGACATTAAATACTTTTCATTTTGCAGGAGTTAGTGCTAAATCAAATGTTACTAGGGGTATTCCAAGATTAAGAGAATTGTTACATTTATCAAAAAATATTAAATCACCAAGTGATAAGATTTATCTTAATACAGAATATAAAAATGATAAAAATAAATGTAATTTTGTTAAAAATACTATTGAATATACATTATTAAAAGATATTGTTAAAAACAGTGAATTATACTATGATCCAAATAATAATTTATATGATACAGATATTACAGAGGACAAAAAATTTTTAGAAATATATAAACATTTCTTAGATGAAGAACTTGATGGAAAAGATGTGAATGAAATTAGTCCATGGATCATTCGTTTTACATTTGATAAAACAAAAATGTTAGATATGGGTATTATAATGGAAGATGTATATATTTCTATTAAGTCTATGTATTCAAACAGTATTAATTTTGTATTTTCAGATGATAATAGTAAAGAATTAATTGGTAGAATAAGTATTGAATCAGATATTAGTGGTGATATTGATGAAAATAATGGTTTAGAAGATCAGAGTGATATTATATCCACATTTAAAAATATTAAAAATGAATTATTAGAAAATGTTGTTATAAAAGGTATTAAAGATATTAGTAATGTTGTTATGAGTGAAATAAATACAAAATCTAAAATAGAAAATGTTTTACAAGATACAAAAGAATGGATATTAGAAACTGACGGAACAAATTTAATAGATATTTTAGCATTAGATTATGTTGATAATACTAAAACAATATCAAATGATATTATTGAAACTTTTGAAATTTTTGGAATTGAAGCAACAAGAAATGTATTAATTGAACAATTAGATGAAGTATTTGAAGAATATATTAACAGTAGACATATTGATTTATTAGTAGATATGATGACATCTAGAGGACATTTAATTTCAATTAATTCACAAGGTGTTAATGCTGAAGATATTGGGCCATTAGCAAAATGTAGTTTTGAAAATACAACAAAAGAATTAATAAATGCAGGATTATTTGGTAAATATGACAAATTACAAGGTGTATCAAGTAATATTATGATGGGACAAAAAATACATGCTGGAACTAATAATTGTGAAATATTATTAGATGAAAAAAGACTTGTAGAATTATTAGATGATGATAATGATATGCCTATTTATGAACCTGATACTAATAATGTTGATACATTGTTTGAACAAATCATAGAAGAAGGTGATGTATATGATAGTGATTGTGATGATGGTGATTTTGAATTTTCATTTGAATAAATTTATAAATCAAGTACATGTTTAATATGATGTAAATATTTATATTGTCGTATTCGTGTATTATAATATGAATATCCTAAATTTAAATCTTTTTTATATTCGCCTAATTCAAATAAATTTGCCATATCGATCACAGATTTATTATTTTTTGGTTTTGATATTTCTTTTTTGTATTTTTTTAATTTAAAAGCACCATCTTTAGAATAGTATATTTCTCCACCTAATTTAAAATATGCTTCTGGATTATGGATAATACCGCCATATTTAGTATAATAAATAGTCATCTTTATTTAGTTACTTTAAATATATGATACAATTTCAAATTATTTGATTATAAATAAACATCATAAACAATCCAATTGTACCTCCAACTATAATACCAAATAAACAATGACAAAACATATATAATATTTTTTCATATTTTTTTGTGTGTGTAGTTTCAAATACAATAGATGGTTGTAATATTTCACTTGATTCATACATAGTTTTAAAATGATTTATAAAAAGTAGTAGATATAATTTCAAATTTATCTGTTTTATTTAAAAATAAATACATATTTTTTATAAAATGAGTGATACTTTTGAAATAATAAAAATAGATGAAAAAATAAAAGAAAAATATAGAGAAATTACTGAATTAGAAAATTTAAAAAAAATATATGAAAGTAAAAATATATTTTATATGAATGGAAATACTGAAGATTTAAAAATTTGGAATTCTACTATTTGTAAAAATAACATATTAACAACTTGGATAAAATACGGAAAAAGAACACAAAATAAATACATTAAAAATAAATTAAAAAAAGATGATATTATTGTATGGTATGTTAAGGGTTGTGGTTTTAATTCAATTGTTAAAGTAACTGATTATCCATTTATATTTAATATTGAAAATGATCAAGACCGAGAAATACTCAAACAATATTATGAATCTTGGAAACATAAATTTCCTACATTTGATGAATGGTTAAATGATGAAAATAATAATAATTATAAAAGAGTTGGAATTAAGGTAGAATTTTTAGTTACAAGTAATACAAAATTTATTATGCATCGTGAAACTATTAATTGGAATAAAGAATGGAAATCTGGATTGAGGGGTTCTGATTTATATGAACCAAAAAATGAATATTGGAAAGAACAAGTAATTGAAATATATAAATATTTATCTACTACTTTTTAATGCATTCATAATTTGTGTATCACATTTAGGTGATAAATATATAAAATTTTTTTCATTTATTTTACCATCCATAATATCTTGAGCAATTGCCGTACAATTTGGTATTAACTCATCTTTTATCATAATATTATCATTTTTAGGTTTATCTGGATTACCTAATGGTTTATCCATACCTAATGGTTTATCAGGCATACCAGGTGGTTTACCAATATCTTGTGCCATACCAAGTGGTTTATCCATATCCATAGGTTTATTAGGCATACCAAGTGGTTTACCAATATCTGGTGGTTTACCAATCTCTGGTGGTTTACCAATATCTGGTGGTTTACCAATATCTGGTGGTTTACCAATATCTGGTGGTTTATCCATTGGTTTATTAGGATTACCTAATGGTTTATTGCCAATATCATTTAAACGATTTTGAACATCACCAACATTGACACCTTGTTGTGAGAGGCTTTTATCATTTGCTATAATTTGTAATACTTGTGATAATAAGTTTTGTTTCATTAAATTATCATTTACATCACCGCCAGTTTGATGATGATGACCACCGCCTTTCATAGATTTTTGTTTTTCACCAACAAGTTTGTCTAAATCTGTTTTTTGAGTTTTTTGTTGTGCTTCTAATTTTTTTAATTTTAATATATCAGTAGCACGTTGTTTATCTAAAACATTTCTTTGAATTATTTTTTTCTTTTGTTCAACTGATAATTTTTTTAATATATTTTTAACACGTGTATAATTTTGTTTTTTAATACGTAATGCTTCTAATGTAACATATTTACTAATAGCATATAATCTAAATTCACAAAATAGTAATACTTTTAATTTATTACTTATACCAATACCATCACTATCATCCATTAAAAAACTTTTATAACTATCATTTAAATATAATATACAATCATCATGACATTTTTGACAATCACTTAAACTTTCAAATGAAATATCTCCAGTTAATGTGTCTAAAAATGAATATGGTGCTTTACTACATTCTATTAATTTATTTTTAAAAATATTTTTTAATGTTTTATTTTCTGAAAGATTTTGGCAAACATCTCGAATACTATCATATTCTAATTGTAATCCATTCTTATTAGTTAATTTATTGACTTCAACTTCATATTCTTTATCAAAATCGTCTAATTTTAGTATTACACGATACCAATCTATATCATGATTACAATATTTACTACAATCTAATATAAAATGTGATAAAAATCCGTTTTCTTCATTATCTAATCCTTCAATACATTGAAAATTTTGTAATTGAATATTTGATTTATCAACTTCATTTTTTAAATTTTTTATATTTGTTTCTAAATTTTCTAATTCATTGTTTAAACTTAAAAACTTTTGATAATATTGCATATCTTTCATATTGTTTAAATCTGGTTTTATCATATCTAAATTTTTTATTAACTTATCACCTGTATTATCTATTTGTGGTGCTGAATCTCTAATTGGACCACCAAATATTTTTTGAATCGCTTCAATATTATCTACATCATATTCTTTTACTAAATATAATAATGTTTTTGAATCTACACTAGCAAAATAATCATTGTATTTTGTTTGATCATTTACTACACTTGCTTTAGGTAAAAATTTAATAGATTTCATTTCTAATAATGCTTTTATAATATCAACTAATATACCACTAGCACCTCCATTTAATACCATATCTATATATATATTAAATATATAAATATTAAAATTTATATTATACGAGAAATATTAAATTTATCAAAAAATTTTCGATTACCAAAGGTTTAATTACCAGAAGGTTTAATTACCAGAAGGTTTAATTACCAGAAGGTTTAATTACCAGAAGGTTTAATTACCAAAGGTTTTTAATTACTAAAGGTTTTTAATTACAAGGATTTGCATAAGCACTAATAGTTGAGAAACCTGGTGCGATGGAATCACTTATTGAAATTGGGTCAGTCGAATATCCAGCAGTATTACTTATACAGCAACTTGGATTATTAATAGATTCATCTAAACTTGTATGAATTGTATCTAAAGGTGTAAATCCTTCTATACCACACTTTCCACATTTGTTAGTACATCCTATTGCGCCACAAATAGGACATCTTCTTAGAAAAAAGTGATATACTAAATATGCTCCTAATAATAATAATAGTAAATGTGTTACATCCATTTCTTTTGCTATTTCTTTAACCATTTTATATTATTATAAATATTTTATTTTTTACTTTAATATTATAATATAATATAATAATATGGGTGGCACCCGAAAAAAGAAACGCACAAAAAAAAAAAAATATCAAAAAGGAGGACAATCAGATGATGAAAAACACGAAATTATAGATAGTTTAAATGAAGGAGATTATATAACATTTAATGCAACAAAACCACGTATTGATGCCGGATATAAAACAGAACAATTTAAACATAAATCAAATAGTGGTATAAGTATTGTAACAAATAAAATAGATGTCCCATCATCAGCTAGTGGTTATTTAATAGATGATATAGATGATATAGAAAAAATAGATGATCCAAGAGCAAATGCACCAGCAACCGTACAAGGACCCGTACAAGCAACTAGTAATACACCAACACCAACACCAACACCAACACCAACGCCAACGCCAACGCAAACACCAACGCCAACGCCAACACCAACGCCAACGCCAACACCAACGCCAACAACAACCGGACAAAATCACCAGAAGCGCCAAAGTACGTTAAAGCCAACAGATGATAATACATATACATTATTAGAAGTTAGAGCAGTTGCTCAATTATTTAATCCAATAAAATACCCTGATGAATGGGCACCAGGTAACACAAATGAATACCTTGAGTTAGGATTAAAAGAACCAAAAAAGTATGAAGTATTTAAAGGAGATAAAGATAATATAACTATATTTAATGTTCATGTCAGACAACCTGACCAGAAATCAACAGATTATTTCTGGATACTAGAAGATGTACTATATAATGGTGTACGCGATCATAGTATATATAAAAAAAAGTGGGATTTTATATATGACTATACTAAAATAGAAGAATTTTTTTCAGAAGAATTACTTGAGATTATAGAAGATATAAAAATTAAAAATGATGAACGTATAAATATTTTTTGGAATAATAAGCAAATACAAATACCAGATGGGGACAAAGATAAAAATCAATTTAAAAATTCTAGTACAGCCATAGGTGGATATCCTGTAATTTTAAGTCAAAAATATTTTAAAGAAAAAATACTTCCTCACTTAGAAAATTGTGCCCCCCCAAATAAACTATGTCATACAATTCTAGAAATAAATTTAAAATTTAATGAAGCAAATAGAGGTATACCATACGATACACTTGAAGATATAATAAAAGAAAAAAAATGGGGGGAAAAAGAATCTAAAGAATTAGAATATTATACAGAACTTACAAAACGAACATTACAACAAAATAGTGAAATTAGAGAAGCATTAGGAGGAAGTGAAGAATGTGATAAGTGCGACATTGAAAAAAAAATATGCTATGGACTGGGTATACAATTAAATACGAATACTGGAAAATATACAAATTTTAAATTAAAGGAGACAATGTGTAAATATGAATGTGAACATATAACACATTTTTTACAAATAATAAAATATATTGGAAGTTCAAGTAATTTTTGGAAAGGATATTATGATAAAATATATAAATGTTATTTTGATGTATCATTCAATAAAGACCGTGAATACAATAATATAAAAGTTATAATGTGTAATTGTTATGCAGCATCTTCTGCCATATTTAATCAAGTTAAATCTAATATAGATATATTAAATTTTGATTTAGAAAATACACGTAGTAATGGAGTAAAAATAAAGGTAACTGTAAATGAAAAAAATATAGATATGATATTGAAATTTTTATTAGATAAAGGAATGATTAAAGGTGAGCCTACGACCTGGTCACCGCACGGAGATATTACAAATACTCAATTTATAACAAAATTTCCAAAAGATGAAAAAGAAAAAAAAAATATAAAAAGAAATTTTAAAAAGAAGATGAAAGATCTTGCTAAAAAACTAACAGATGAACTCAATAATATTAAAATTTTTGGAAAACAGGGATATAAAGGATTATATTTATTATTAGGATATATATTAACATATGCAATGATAGATGAAGGAACACCAACTCAAGCAGCTGAAAAAAATAGAGGAGCTATATTTGATTATACTAGAACAAAAATTGCTCCAGATTTTATAAAAAAATTTGGAGTAAATTTTGTAACAGAGTTCAAAGATTATTTTCGTGTTCAAAAAAAATGTCATGGAGGTAAAAAAGGTGGTGGAAAAATTGATTTAGCAAAATTAGATAAAGATTCATATGTTTTTTTAAAAAAATATGAAATTATTTTAGAATATGTTTTTAATGTAAAATATTTAGAACATAAAAAGATTGAAAGTATTGAATCATTTGAAAGTAAACTTTCATTACCAACGGTTCAAGATAAATTAAGTACAATTCCAGAAGTAGACACATATAAAGAAAAAACATCAGAAGAAATCGTCGTAAATGATTTAGCACGTAAAAAAACTACTTCACCTTATCAACCAAATAAAAGATTAAAAACATACGTAACAAATCTTGGAAATAAAAGAACTACTACGCCATATAATCTTGAAGCTGAATTAAAAGCAGAAGAAAAAGAGGAATTTAATCAACCAAATAAAAGAAAAACATACGTAACAAATCTTGGAAATAAAAGAACTACTACGCCATATAATCTTGAAGCTGAATTAAAAGAGGAATTTAATCAACCAAGTAAAAGATTTAAAGGTGGTAAACGTACCAATAAAACTAAAAAGAAAAAACTAAAGAAAAAGAAAACAAAAAAGAAATCATTTTTTTAAAACATATTCAAATTCAACTTTAAGAGTATTATCATAAAATTTTATAATTAAACTATCAATATTTTCAATAATAGTTCCAATACCATAGGTGCTTGAAAAATAATGTAAATCATTTTTTACATCTTTGACATTTTCTAAATTATATGGTTTATCTGTTTCTCTACCACCAGTTCCGCAAACTATTAATACCATTTTTTTATTTTTTAATGTTTTTTCTATTAATTGTTTATTGTGATCATCTCCACATAAATACATATCTATTTTACCACTACCAAATAAACTATTAAAATATTTTTGTAATTTTGGTGGTGCATTACCATGATCTCCAATACTTACCCAAGGTTGATGTCCGAATGCTATTTTCCATTTTGCTTTACTATTCTCAATTTTATTTTTCATATATCGGATTTGTTCATCTATTTCTTTATTAGTTTGTTTATCAACATTAGCATCTAATGCAAAAAATTCAATATTTTCCCGTTTAAACGTATAATATCTTGATGGCATATACCATTTTTTCCCCTTTTTTTGTGATATTTGTCCATATTTAACTTGTAATAATTCTTTATCTTCAAGTTGACATTTACAATAATGTTCTCCATAATCATGATTACCTAATGTCATATAAAATTTAATCTTGTCATCAATTTTACTATATGGTTTTTCAAACTTATTTATAAACTGAACATCATCAACGCTTTTAGCACCACAATCATATATATTGTCACCTAAACCTATAACAAATTGTAAATTTTCTCGGTCTATACATTTTTTTAAACTTTTAGCAACTCTATATTGATTATCATCCCCTGTTCCCATATCACCAATAAAAGCAAAACTATTCATACTTAATATTATTTAGATTAAAATATAAAAATAAAATAATGTATAATAGTAAATGAGTGATCTCCAATATTATACAACAGATGAATTTTTAAATTTATATGTTAAAGGTGATAAATGTATAGATGAAATGTTATCATTAGACAATTTAAAACATACTACAACTTATCGTATCAGTTTTTTAAATCATTTATTATATTTATGTAAACATAATAATCTGAGTTTATTAGATATGATGAACCGATTAAAAGATATGATAGTAAACTATATGAAAAGATTGATAAATGAAAACTTTTATATTAAATCATATATTGAAACAATTATTAAAGAATGGTCATTAATATTAGAAGCAGATGATATATTTGATGATATGAAAGGTGAATTCAAATATGATGATTTTATATTACAAAATAAAATGTATAATGAATTAGTTGGAGGAATGAAAGGATTAGAACGTGGTATTCAAAATAAGGAATATATTGTAGATGGTGAATTAAAAGATATGATGTTATTATTGCATACAAATTGTAAAGATTGTAAAGAAAAAATATTATATCATATACAAAATTTATTAGATTTAATTAATGAAATTGAACCAACTTATAATTATTTATTAATTGATTTAAGTATGAAAAGTAAAACAAATTATTTAGAAAAAGTAGATGAAATACATGATAATAGTAGTGTATTTGGTAGATTATTAAACACAAGCACAGACAAAGATATACCTAAAAATATTAATAAAATATTTATGAATTATATATTAGTCATAAATATGTTAAAAAAAGAATATCATTATTTAATAACAACATTAAAAAGTATTAATAAAGATTTAGATAATCGTCATGGATCATTAGATGGATTAGTTAAAGGATTAAATTTACAATCTTCATCATCTGAATCAAATTCAACATCAATTTTAGATTTAGATGAATCTTCTGATGATGAATCATCATATTGATTTAAATTTTCAAAACTATCACTATCAGTTAACTCTTTTTCTTCCTTTATCAATTTTAAATTATCATTTAATTTACTATATGATTCTTTAAATTTATTTGAATCTTCTAAAGTTTTTAATTCATGTTTACATTTTAATAATTCAATATTTAAATCTACTATTTTTTCTTCTAATGTTTTTATACATTTACGTTCACAATCATAAACAAATTTACCACTTAATACACTAGATATACCACTTATTAATAATATAAAACTAAAAATTCCTAAACGACTATACATTTTAATTAAATTATACTTTAATACTTTAAATATATTAATGATATGATTAAGATTATTATAAAAGGAGATATTTTATCTAATATATCATTTATTTTGTTGTTGAATATACGTATTTTCATATCTGTTGCAGCATGTTTAGACCATTCATTTCCTTCATTCGTTAATGCTTTTATTAAATATATTTACATTAAAAAATTTCTTAAATCTTTTAAATTTCTATCATCGCTATGAAATATTTTGTGTTTACCATTTTCTACTAGCATTAATTTCGGATAACTACCGATACCATATTTTTGACAAAATTCTGGATTATCTGGTCCATTTATTTTTTCAAAATTTATATCATCGAACTCATCTTTTAATTTTTCAAATACACGAGTTTTATCAAATTCTATACAATAAGGACAACCCTTCATATAAACATAATAAAATGTTTTATTTTTATTGCTGTTGCCATTGCTTTTGCTACTGCTATTGCTATTGCTATTACTATTGCTATTGCCACTGCTTTTGCCACCACGTTTAGTTTTAGTTTTAGATTTAACTTTTGAATTACCTTTTGGAGCATATTTCAAAAACCATTTTTCGTATTCTTTGCTATTACGTTTTAATTTTTTAAATTTTTCACGTTTTTCAAGTAAAATATCTTCTAATGTTTCTTGTTGTCCTTCACATTGAATAGTAAATACTTTTAAAACACCACTATTTTTAAAACGATTACGTAAATATATATTTTGTAACATATGACTAGTACACAATATTCTATTACTATCATAATCATTTTCACCAGCAAATAAAAATATAAGATAAAAACTTAATATAGTAAATATTGTTCCAATATATACAAATTTTTTACCAACTTTTATACGATTATATGAATAACAAGCATCACTTTGATAAATATTTGCATAACATATATCATCTATCATTATTTTAAAATGTTTTGGTATAAGTTCTCCAATCGGATCAATATTTTCAATTTTAATATTTAAATCTTTAAATTTTGTTTTAATTGTATCTGATATATTTTCAGCATTTAAACTTATAACATCAAATGTATTATAATTTATATTTTTATTTTTAGTATATTTTTTGTATATTTTTTGTGCTAATCCACCAATAAATATACATTTATTATCAATTAAAGTATTTTTAATATGATCATATGTTTTAGTATTAATATTACCTTTAATAGATTTACATTTTTTATTTTTAATTGGAAATTTTTTATTTAATAAACGCAATCTAGGGAATATTTTTTCCCATCGTGAAACATCTCCTTTAGGTCTAGATAATTCTAAATATAAACTCATGCGTAAAAAATCTGGCGGACAATACATAATACCATTTACGATTTTAGAGGACTTTTTTAAATTATTATAATAAATATCATCTAATTGTGTTATATCAGCAATATTTAAAAAATTAACATAAACTTTATATGTTCCATAATGCATACCACTTTTTGCTTCAACATTACCAAATCCTGCTTTACTATATACATCTGCTAGTTTTTTAGCATGATTTAATGCATCATTTGAAAAAAAGTCATAATCTGGAAATTCATTAGATTTATAAAATTGGTCCCGTTTAGGTAATATATTATTAATAGCAATACCGCCATAACATATTAAATCGTTATCTTTAATAAATTGTTCTACTTTTTTTATAACATCTAAAGTTTTAGGAGTTAATTTTTCTGAATATTTTTTTTGCGCCATTTCAGCAACCATTTTTACAATATTTAATTCTTTATCAATTGGACTACTCATCTAATATTATATTATATATTAATTTAAAGGATATATGATTATATTATATATATAATGGAATCATCAAGTAATGATGAACAATCATCAAGTAATGATGAACAATCATCAAGTAATGATTTAAAGAATATTTTAAGTAAAAATAAAGATATTATAACTATACCAAAAAAAAAGGAATATAAACCAAGTGATAATATGTCAGATATTTTAAATATGATGGATATGGAGAGTAAAGACATTGTAAATAAATCATGGTCTAAAATTAATCGTAGTAATAAAATAACATTATTAGAAAATTTCATAGAAAATGAAATTGTAAATAATGAATTAGATGAAAAAACTGGAAATAATTTAAAAAAATTATTAATTAAATCTTTAAATGGTAATTTATTAAATAAACAAAGTGATGTCATTTATGATACTTTACAAAATACTATATCTGAAATAAAATCATTGAAATATGATAGTGATACTAAAACATATAGTTTAGTAAGTGGAAAAAATGATGTTAAAGTAAATGCAAAAACACGTAGTAAAACAAATATTGATAAATTATTAAATAATAGTAAGAAACGAAGATAATTTATATTTATTTAAAAATCATCATCTAATGTGAATTCATGTTTTGATTCCATTTCAGGATTAGCAACATTAGAATATTCTCCAACACGTTTTTCAAAGAAATTTGTTTTTCCTTGAATTGAAATCATTTCCATCCAATCAAATGGATTGACTGAATTATAAACTTTATCAATATTTAACATTTGTAACAGTCTGTCTGCAACAAATTCAATATATTGTTTCATAAGATTTGAATTCATACCAATCAATGAACATGGTAATGATTCTGTAATAAATTCTTTTTCAATTTTGACAGCTTCAGTAATGATTTGTTTTACTCTTTCTACACTTGGTTTATTTTTAAGATAACTATGCATTAATATAGCAAATTCAGTATGCATACCTTCATCTCTACTAATCAATTCATTACTATGACATAATCCAGGCATTAATCCACGTTTCTTTAACCAGAAAATACTACAAAATGATCCTGAAAAGAAGATACCTTCAACAGCCGCAAAAGCAATACATCTTTCACCAAATGATGATGTATCACCAATCCATCTTAATGCCCAATCTGCTTTCTTTTTAACTGATGGAATTGTTTCAATAGCATTTAATAGTTTATTTTTTTTAACATTATCTTTAATGCATGTATCAATAAGTAAGGAATAAGTTTCACTATGAATATTTTCAATTGCTATTTGAAACCCATAAAAACATTTTGCTTCAAGTAATTTTACATCATTACAAAATCTTTCAACTAAATTTTCATTAACAATACCATCTGATGCTGCAAAGAATGCTAAAACATTTTCAATAAAATGACGTTCATTATCTGTAAGTTTCATAAAATCATCATAATCTTTTGATAAATCTAATTCTTCTGGTGTCCAAAAATTTGCCATTGCTTTTTTGTATTCTTTCCATATATCATCGTATTGAATTGGAAAAAGGACATAACGATTTTCTTCTTCTGAAAGTAAAACTTCTTGAATATTTGATTCAGAATCTTGAATATTTGATTCAGAATCAGATTTATTTTCCATATTTAATTATATTTATAAGATAATTTTTAAATCTATTTAAAATATCAAATTTATAATTATATATTATAATATTATGAAATCGTTGATTTTTGATTTAGATGATACATTATTAATGAGTGATACATATAAAAAATATAGTGATATTGTACCAAATCAAGAATTAATAAATATATTGTATAATTTACGGAATCCAAAGTATTTATATACAAATGGAACATATGGTCATGGTGTAGATGGATTAGAAGGATTAAATTTAAGAAATGATAGAGATTTTAGTAATTATCATATATATGGTAGAGATAGTATACCATATATGAAACCAGATTTAAAATCATTCAATTATGTAAATAATAGTATTATGTATGATCATAGTGATTATAATAATAAAATATTTTTTGATGATTTACAAGATAATTTATATACAGCACATATAATGGGATGGGAAACTGTTTGGATACATAGGGAAGCAAACAACAATGATAAACCATATTATATAGATCATATGTATACTAATACAGTTGAAGCATTACAAAATATCGATTTAAATTAAATATTTATTTAATTATATGAATGGTATTACTCTTTTAATCATTGTTGTATTTGTCTGTTATTTTTACAATAACAGATATCCACAACCTACAAAATACAAAGTATATTTTGGTATTGGTTGTCTAACATTTTTAACATTCATATATTTTATGAATTATCAACAACCATTTGTTTATAAAATGGCAAAAAATATTAAAGATATTCAAAGTCAACCATTACATGCGTCTATACCAGATTTTCAAAATCCTACAATAAATGCAAACAATGTTAAATATCAAATAGCAAACAGACAAGGTTTAAGATGTAAAAATTGTTTTAATCCAATAATGTTAGAAGATATAAATAGTTATAAAATGAGTTATTTGATACCATTAGATCAAGGGGGTTCAAACGATCCAACAAATCTAAAATTAGTATGTCCAACTTGTTATAGATTTAAAAATTAAAACTATTTATATATATAATATGGAATATGATATTAAATATAAATTAAATTATACAACTTTAAATCAAAATAATATTTTTAAAAATATGTATAATGCTCATATTAAGCATCCAGAAATAGAATTAAATCATTTACCATCATATATGGTAAAATATATGGAATATTCATTTATTGGTGTAAATCATTTAATACAAGAAAATCTAGATAAAATAAAATATATTAAAAATCAAAAAGATACATATCTTGTTTATATATTAAAATGTGACAACTTGACATATGTTGGTATGACAAACAATTTTTTTAGAAGATGGCAACAACATAATCAGATCCTTAGTGGTGGAGCAAAATACACTAAACGAGGATGCGAATGGTATCCAATATGTATCATAGATGGATTCACTAGTATGAATGAAGCAATGCAATGTGAATGGAAATTAAAAAGTAAACGTAGTAAACTGGCAAGAAAATTTAAAGGTGGAGCAGATAATAGGATAAAATACTTGAATTTATTATTGAAAGATGAAAAATGGACAAGTAATTCACCTAAAATAAATGAACAAAATTTAAATATATATATTGATGATGATTATAAAAATTTATTAGAATGTGATACTAAAGAATTATATTGGAAATATTAATTTTATTCTCTACTAATATTCATTTTATCATCTATAACATGTTTTAATAAATCACGTTTTAATTGACTATTTTTACCAGTTGTTTTAATACCTTTGCCTTTTAATATTGTATCAACTTCTATATCATCTTTTTTATCTATTTCTTCAGTTTGCTTTTTAAATCTGTCACATTCAGATTTTTTTGGTTTTTTAACTGTAAAACTTACTTTTCTTGATTTACGTTTTGTTTTTTTTGGTTTTGATTTTTTCTTTTTTTGTTTTGATTTAAAAGGTTTACCCCTTTTATCAGAAGATTTATTTTTTAATGATTTATCTTTTTTATCAGATGATTTATTTTTTTTATCAGATAATTTATCAGAAGATTTATCAGAAGATTTATCTGTGCGATCAAAAACAAATTTAGGTTGTTTTAAATCTTCTTCAACAAAAACACTTTTAATATTTTTATCTTTTTCAGATTGCACGCTTTTTGGCATTTTAATATCTATTTTAGGTTGTTCTAGTAATTTAACGCGATTGACTGTACTTTGTTTTAATGGTTTATCAACATCGTGAATATTTTGTGGTGATATATTTTTTTCCATTAATTCAACATTTTTTTCTACAATATTGTCTACTGGTGTTTTACTTTTACGTTTTTTTAAAAATTGTAAATAACTACGTTTACTCATATCATTTGATTTTTTAAATGTTTTTCGTTTTTTCATTTTTATTTTACTACTTAAACTTTTCATCTACTTATTATTTATTTAGATTATTTTTTTGATATAATTCTATTTCTGTTTTAAGTGTTGTTTTACATAATATATCATCTCTGAAAATATCCAAGATAATATTATTAATTAATAAATCTCCAGGATGTTCGTCTTTTAATAATTCTTTCATTGAATTTTTTATAAATTCTTTTAAATGTTCTTTTTTTTGTGTATATAATAAATCTATAATACTATCTAAGTCGGAGTTTTCAATAGTTTTAATATTTTTTTCTAATAAATAAGCAGTATAATTTTCTTTAACATAAAATATGACAAGGTCTTTAATAAGTTTTAAAGATGTATTATTTGACATTATATTAAAATAAGTTTATATTTTTTTAAATATTTAAACAATATATATAATATTAAACTATGTATAATTTATTCAAAATATTGTATACTTATACAAAAATTACACTGAAAATAACTTATTATCATTTATTTGAAATAGATATAAAAAATGACAATGATAGATTAGAAAATTTAAAGGATGATATAAGTAATTGTGGATTTATGATGATAAAAAGTGTTCAATGGTTATTGCCATCATATAATTTAATATATCCAAATACAAAATTATATGATATTTTAAATACTTTTTATGAAGATTGTAATATACATGACATAAAATATAGCGAACGTATTTATTACAATAATTATAAAAAATATATATATGAAGATTATGATGTATTAGATGTTTTAGGAAGTGGAAGTATTGGACAAGTATATAAAATACAAAATATACATACAAATAAATACTATGCATTAAAAGTATTACATCCAAATTTAGAATATGAATATACAGTATTTAGTATATTTGTATATATTATATCAAAATTTGTAAATTTTAAAAAATATTTGCCAATATATGATTTAGACATATTTTTAAAAAGTATGAAAAATCAAATTGATTTAAATAAAGAAAGTAATAATTGTAAAAATATATATAATTTATATAAAAATTGTGAAAACATAAATATACCAAAAATATACAGTCACGATGAAAAAATAATAATAATGGAATATTTAGAAGGGGATGAATATCATACTAAATCATTGGGCGAATATGATTCATATAAAAATTTAATAAAATTAGTATTATTTGCGAATAATTGTTGTTTAAATGGTATGTGTCACGGAGATTTACATAATGGTAATTGGAAAATAGATAATGATAAAAATTTAATTGTATATGACTTTGGTTATGTATTCAAAATAGACGATTTAGAATATGATTTAATAAATACATTAATTTCAAAAGATGATAAAACTGATATTAATAAAAATTTTTTTGATTATTATTTAAATAAATCATATAATGCACATATAGATAAAGAAATTATTATGAGTCGAATACATCATGTAACGGATGAATATATATTAATTCAACCACCAAAATTACATTCATATATACAAATATTAATGAATTTTTGTTTAAAAAACGATATAATGATATCAAGTACATGTTTAAATGGTATGTTGTTATTTTTACAGTTAATAGAAACATTTAATAGTGTTAAATTATTAGAAAGTGAGGCAACATTTGAAAGTTATATTACAGATATATTAAATAATTGTAAAGCATACAATTCATTTCCTAAATTAATAAAATATTGTGAAAAAAAATTAGAAGAAAATGGTAATCAAAGTATTATGAGTGAAAATTTTGAAAGATTTGAAGGTTTAAAAAAATTTATGTAATTTATTGTATATCTAGAAATTTAAATAAATTTGAAAAAAAGTTAATATATAAACATTAATTGATTATAATATATATCGTTAATATGTCATTAGAAGAATATAAAAAGAAAGAATTAAGTCAACAAATATTAGATGAACCTGATACATATGTTGGCGGAACAGATATGATTATAGATGTTTTGCCAGTTTTTAAAGATGGTAATATTGTAGTAAATGATACACAATATATTCCAGCAATAATTAAATTATATGATGAAATTCTTGTTAATGCAAGAGATCAAAAAGTAAGATTAGATGAATCTAAAAACAAAGATATAATTGGGGTATCTAATATTAAAGTTGAATTTAATCCAGAAAATCAAATGTGGTCAATATATAATGATGGTAATGGTATTGATGTAGCATTACATCCTAGTGAAAAAGATGACAAAGGAAAACCTATCTGGATTCCAGGATTAATATTAGGAGAATTATTAACATCAAAAAATTATAATAAAAAAGGAAAAACAACTGGTGGCAAAAATGGTTTTGGTGCTAAACTTGTAAATCT